AGAAGGAGCAATTGCTTTCAAACAATACAACTATCCTAAAAGATTCTGGCTATGGGGTTTCTCGGTTCCTGTCGCTTGCAGAGGCAATAAGATCCGACAAAAAGTTTTCTATCGAGCCTCCAGAAAGACTGGTATACCTAAGCAGATCTAGAACCAATACGCAGGCTGCCTGGAAGAGACCAGACATAAAATCAAATACTGTGTCTGGTAAGCTGTCTGGTGGAATGAGAATGTCCAATGAAGAGGTTCTGGAGAATTATTTTAGATCTCTAGGATACGAGATTGTGTACTCAGAAGAATTAAAAAAAGACAAAAGCCTAATAGAATATTTTAGCTCGGTAAAAATTCTTGCTGGCGTCAGCGGCAGTGGCCTGTCAAATGTCATCTTTATGCAGCCAGGATCAACGCTTCTTGAGGTAACAACCCCAATAGGTAGTTTGGGTCCAGATGGGCACTGGTCTTTTAGCATTCACAATTTTTACAAAGAAATTGCATTCTGTAATGGAATGGCCCATATCTCTTTAGGCTCTATCGGAAATCCAGAAGACGTAATTGATATAATAGATACAAATAATAAGCTAAGGAGCCTAATATCTAATGATTAAAATTGCCCATCGTGGTAACATAAACGGTAAAACCAATAAAGAAAATCATCCAGACTATCTCGTAGAGGCAATAAAAGCAGGATTTGATGTAGAGCTTGATCTTTGGATGGTTGACTGCTCCCTATGGCTTGGTCACGATAGACCAACTTACAAAATTGACGAAGAATTTTTAATAGAAATTGGTGGGTTTTCTTGGATACATTGCAAAAATCTTGAGGCCTTGTCTTATCTGTCCGAGACTTTCCCACAGCTAAACTATTTTTGGCACCAGGAGGATGACTATACCCTTACTAGCCAGGGTTTTATTTGGACTTATCCTGGCAAAGATGTTGGGCACAAATCTGTTATCGTAGATCTTGAGCCCTCAACCATAGACTACAAGGCTTATGCGGTATGTAGCGATTGGGAGAAGCACAGCCATGCCTAGTCTTTTTGATAAAGGAAACAAGTTTATTGATAATTTCGATGGGCCAGTCAAAATTGTTGTAGACTCAAAAAAAATTCATGTCCATGACCAGCCAGAGCATTCTTCAGGTATAAAAAATGATATGTCCATAACGCTACTATCAGACACTAAAAAAATTCATGTCCCCATGGAAAATGCTTACTACCACCTAATGGTAGATGCCTTTAGCTCTATCGCAAATCATGCAAAAAATAATCCAGGATCTATATTTTTAATTCTAAGTAGCATATTTGATGGTTCTCCTAACACCATCCACAGGTTTTTTGTTGGGTTAAAAAGAATGTATGATGTCTCATATTTATTATTAGACCCAGGAGAGTACGAAGTAAAAAATTTACTAATAGCCAGGCCAATAAACCTGACTGTCTCGTCTGGAGTCTATTCAAATGACGTGTACCTAGCTTTCTCAGATGACATCAGCTTGGGTCTAAACCCATACAGAAAAGTTTATGTCAGCAGAGGGGCAATAAATAACCCTAGCATAAATACTATAGACTATAAGACCAGAAATATAAACCATAGAATATCTGACGAAATAGTTTTAGAAAATTTCTTTATAGATCTTGGCTATGAAATTGTGCATGCTGAAACAATGACAATAGAGGAAAAAGTTAAACTCTTTGCAGAGACTAAGGTTATTGCTAGCGTAACTAGTGCTGGCTTGGCTAACGCAATGCTTATGAAGCCTGGAACAGTGATGGTTGAGCTATTGGTTCCAATAATTTGGAGCAATAATATAGAGTTGTACACAACCCTATACAGCAAAGTGGCAGCATTTAAAAATATGATCTATTTTTCGATCGCTTCTGTAAACAACCTCTCCAGTGAGATTCTTTCACAGTTAAATTCTTATAAAAAAGTTTTAAGTGAATTGGGGTAATGGAGATGAGCAGCAAGAAGGTGATAAATTCATTTGAGATTCCCATAGAAACTAGCAAAAGGGAATATCTTGTGTCTGGTCACGCAATGATTTTGAGAGACTCTCTTGATGAAAAAATAACCAACCATATTGAAACTAAAAGAGATCACTCCGACATCTTGCTATCCAATAAAGTAAAAGTATATATACCAATTGCCCCAGCATACTATCACTTTATGGTAGAGACAATGACGGCCTTTACAAGGATGGCCCTAGAGAATCCTGGGTGCGTGTTCCTGATCCACGGAGCCGAGGGTGTTGGCAACGAATGGAGGTCTTCCATGCTTTTAGAGCTACTCGATAAGCTGTCCAAGCTTTATGGAACTTCTCAAATATACTTAGATAAAGGGGCATACTTTGTAAAAAATGTTGCTATTGTCTCGGGGGTGAAATCTCAAGAAGCCTACCTCCAAGAAGTTTATAAGTCTATAAATGGAAATAGAACTAATTTCCCAAAGCCACACAGGCTGATCTACATTAGCCGAACCACTGTTTCAGAAGAATTTAAAGCTGGAACGCATGCTAGCGGCCTAAGATTGAGACTGGGTAGCGAGGATATTTTGGAGGATTATTTTCGATTGAGGGGGTATGAAATAATTTATCCAGAGCAACTAAGCGTAAAAGAAAAGATTATCATTTTTAGAGAGACAAAGGTTCTGGCTTCAGTAACTGGTGCTGGTCTGTCAAATATGACATTTATGCAGCCAGGTTCTGCAGTAATAAACATAAGCTCATATGTGGCACAAAAAAATGGAAGAAAGTCTATACACTCTGGAATATATTGGGATATGGCTTTTCACAAAGACTTGCTTTTTATGTCAATTCCGAGCGACGGGGAGAGTTCTGAGGCTGCAATATTAGAGATACGCAGATACGAAAGCATTATCAATCAGTTAGAGCTGCTTTAGCTAACTACCCAAAATTTTCATCAAAGACATATTGTAGTTTTGGTTGATAATACTTCCCTGGATCTATTAGTCCAGCCCTAACATCTCGCTCATCTTGAGTGATTGCATTAAAAAAGCTAACAACGGTTATTCTTGGGTTGCCTCCAGTAACTGGATGGACCTTGTGCTCATAGCTATATCCAGAAGGAAACAGGAATAGCTGCCCAGCTTTTGGCTTAATTTTAACGCCAAAGTGGATAAAGTCTAGTTCTCCACCATCATAATCATCATTTGGATAGTAGACCATTGACGTTGTCCTTGGTGTAGCAAAGGAGTCATCTGAGTGCATTCCGAAAAACTCTCCTGTACCAGCAAACTTTGTTATCCTCAGAGACTCTCTGCTTTTGGGGTCTAGGTTCCAGTGGTATAGGTATGAGTCTACAACCTCTTCAAGGGCGGCTCTAATTTCTGGGTCGTTAGATATCCAGCAGGTGCGACTCTTTTTACCAGTTTCATCATCCAAATAGTCCTCTCTGACCCATCTGATATTTCCAGGGTACTTTGCATTTTCCCAGTAATGATCTTCTTCTAGCTTTTCAAAGAATTCCATAGAGTTAGGCCAAACATTGTCGTATACATGTACGCCTGGGATTGGAGAGGAAAACTTAAAGACGTTTCCCTTTTGGCTTCTCGTTACGCCATTTTTGGCGTCTTGCATGCGTTCGCTAATCATTTGTGCCTTTCAATTATATAAAAATTATATCACAAAATCTGCTACAATTATAGAGACAGGCCTCGGCCAGAATAGGGTTTTTAATGAAGCAATTGATTTTTGTAACTGGTGACAACTGTAGCTTATCGGATGAGATGCAAGAGAAGGTGAACCTGTTTCACACCATAAGTCCAGACGTTGAGATTATACGCATGCAGACTGGAAAGGATGAGGATTCATTCTCTGCACTTACAGATAGACGTCTAGAAAGAACCCCAACCTTTGCCGCTTTGATTGACGGAGAAGTCGTTGATATGCATGTTGGACAGCTTTGCGAAGTTCGACTAGGAAAAATGTTTACTGGCGGAGACCCAGATGGCGGAGAGCCAGGAAACTAGTACAAGAACTTTTTTGGCTTAGCCAATTCTTTTCTTATTTTTCTTAGTCTATACCAAAGAATAATTTTTTTAATCATTAAAAAGGTTCCTTCTTTTAATTTCTTCTTCGAACTTAGATAGCCACCATAAGTGCTTTAGCTTGCCAGAGTGTCCGTCTCTCCTGGTCAAGTCTCCTGGCAGCATTTTTCCATTTGGTCTTTGTTCTATTATAAAACTTTCAAAGTCTCTAGATTCTGGGATGTAAAAGAAAGACTCTAGATAGTTGCTCGAGTTCATGGCTTTTATGTTCTCCCCCTCTAGCTCATCCCAAGTAGAGGTCAGAAGCCTTACCCCGTTTGCCTTACAGAATTTCTCGAACAGCTTCCAGCTAACAGAAAAGTCTATAAAGAATTGTTTATGTTCTTCAGGGGATGTATTTTTTGCAAAGAGCGTCTCTTCTTCTTTTGGAATTGTTGCTCGAAAAGGTATTCTCTGTACATACTGCCAAGAGCAAATGTCTTCGTTCCATTGGAATACTCTTCCTAGGTTTGGTAACAAAACAAAAAGATGTGTCGGAAAGCCATACTTCTCTACATAAATCATAAAGTTTGTAATTATTTTTTGCCAACCATACCCAGATCTTGCAATGCTATAAAATCCATCGATATCATGCTTCTCCGCCAAGCTAGAGTGTAGCATTTTTGTCCAAACCTCATCTAGTGGACTAGCGATTCCTTCACTTTCGGAGCAGCCAGCAAATAGAATATGAAACTTCCTATTGTGTTCCTTAGAAAAATCCTCTGATCTAAACCACTCATTATTATAGTTGTATATCACTGAGCCATCGTCTATCAAAGACTCATTTGGACTTTCTACAACATTCATAGTTAGGGTTTTGCTCTTGTTGTGTCTGTCGTCAAAAGCCCAGGTAATATCAAACTCGCTACTAAACACGTCATTTACAGCAGTGCTTGCCCCAATTCTTTCGGGGTCTATGATGTACTTTTTTAGTCTAGATTCGCTCACTGGTTTTCCTTATGTATATGTCATAGAATCCTACTGGGTGCAAGGCTATTGCATCGACTTCCCAGTTTTTGTTAAAGTGTAAGAACTCGTTGACTGATTGATATGTTCCGTACTCTGCATCCTCTATTACACCATCAAAGATTAGATAATCATTAAGGCCTATAACGCCACCGACAGAAACCATTGGCTCTAGCTTTTTTAGAACTTCCCTAATCTCAATACGCTCATTTCCCATATCAACATAGACATAGTCATAGCCTTTTTCAGATCCAGGTAATATTTTTGGGGCATATCCCTTTATGGTTCTCACGTTGCCATACTTGGCAAAGACATCTTTGATGTATTGTTCATTTGTTTCTGGGGTAAAGAGCAGCTCATGCTTCTGGTTCTGGCATTGGCACTCCCCGAACTTTCTCCAAGACCAACACTTTAGGTCGCTATTAAAAGGATCTACCAGCACAATTTCTTTGGGGCTTGCATGTTGGCACACCAGCTCAGAGTAGTATCCCCATGCTACACCAATCTCCATATACTTAATTTTAGGTGGAAGAGACTTTATATAGTCTTCACGAGACTGATATATCTTTGCACTAGAAAGCTGGTCTTGAGATATTGATCTCGCACTTTCAATGTACCCTTCTGGGAAGCCTGGTAGCTCATCGTATTCTAGAAATCTTGTTGGTATTTTTGCCATATTTTAGTATAACATAAACACTATTGTCCAGGATTCCAGTCATCAAAAAAGGCCTTATCCCTAGTCCAAAAAGATGAGATTGTGTATCTAGTATTCCCCTGAACCATAGTTACGCCATGCAGATGATTTGGATCTCCAGGGTGGATGGCAAGCGTACCAACCTTTGGGATAATCTCAAAATTATGCTCTGGGTAAAAGGTATGGCCACCAGAATAGTTATTATTTAAATAAATAATGGCTCCAAAATCTCTGTGGGCAAACCACTCATGGCCTGGTCCCTCTGCATTAGTCATGTCATCCGCATGCGGTGGCTGGCTCATGCCATTGAACCATCTTGAGACAGCCATATGATCTGGATAAACTTCGTCCAAGCTGTATAGCTCTTTGATCTTAGCCTGAACACGCTGGCGAATGCTGTATAGAAGCTTGCCAATCTCAGCATCATAGTTTTTATAGATATTCTTATCCTCAAGGCCACGGTTATCCCAGAAAGAGTTATTCGGCTCTCTTTCCCATTCCTCAATGTTGCTAACTAAATTAACAATCTTGGAACACTCTTCTTCAGTTAAAAACTCATCTACTGTTTTTGCTAAATTCTCCATAACGTCTCAAGTATATCATGGCGTGATATAATTAGAGCATGAATAACGACTTAATTACCAAGCAGTCTCCATGTTGGGACGGATATGTCCAGCGTGGCATGAAGCCAAAGGATGGCAAGATGGTGCCAAACTGTGTTCCGTCGGAAAAAGCAGACGATCTTTTCGAAGACTCTGACGATGTTGAGTATGATACTGACTCCATGTCTAAGGCCGATGGCTACTCCCCACCAGCAGGTGCTCGTGCAGCAGCACGTAGGGCAATTAAGTTTAAGGAAGATGGTAAAGCCAATGGTGCAGGAACTTCTGTTGGCTGGACTCGTGCAGGACAGCTGGCAAGAGGAGAATCTTTATCTCTTAGCACTGTAAAAAGAATGTACTCATACTTCTCACGTCACGAGGTTGACAAGAAGGGTAAGGACTGGGGAAACCAGGCTAACCCATCAAATGGATACATCATGTGGCTTGCCTGGGGTGGAGATGCAGGATTCTCTTGGTCACGATCAATCGTTAATCGTGAAACAGACAAGACAATCTTCGCCGAATTTGGGAAAGATTATTCCAAGCCAGCATCAGTTGATCTAAATATCTAAATCTGATATAATATATAGGCCTGCCAATTGGGGGCAATTAACTCGCTTAATATAAGGAGATGATATATATGGTTATTTTTAATGACCCATTCATTGGAAGCCTTGCTCAGGAATTTGAGAAGGTATTCGCACAGCCAGTAAAGGCAACTTACCCACCATACAATCTAAACAAGGTGTCAGATGATCATCTGGTATTAGAGTTTGCATTGGCTGGTTTTAACAAGAAGGGCATTGATATCTCGGTAGAGAAGGATGTCCTGACCATTAAGGGTGAGCGTCAGGAAGACGAGGGGGCTAATTATATCCACAAGGGTATCGCAGCTCGTAAGTTTACACGCTCTTTTAATCTGCCAGAATATTTTGAGGTAGACCGTGCAAGCATGCTAGACGGCATTCTTTACGTAGATCTATACAAGAATGTCCCAGAGGAAAAGAAGCCAAAGTCTATCCAGATTAAGTAGTATAATTATCCTGAGCACGATATAAAAAGGCTCAACAACATTACTCGTGTAAGGAGTACAAATGGCAAAAACACAATACCCAATTGATGGGAAGAAGGGTAAGGCTTGGAAAATTACAAGCCCCTTTGGTTGGAGAATTCATCCAATTGAAAAGATTAAGAAGCACCACAATGGCGATGACATTTGGGGGCAAAATCCAAAACTATACTGTGAGGCATGGCATGATGGAACTGTGGTTTATGCAGGAACGTCTAGACTAAAGAACGCAGATGGCTCTCTAGGTGGAGTTGGGTACTATGTAGATTTAAAGTGCAAGATTGATGGCAAGTGGTACGTGACTCGTTACGGACACATGGAGAAAGATTCGCTTAAGGTCAAGACTGGTCAAAAGGTTGAGGCAGGAACGATACTTGGGATCATGGGCAACACTGGTGCCTCAGCTGGCAGACATCTTCACTTTGAGATTGTTGAAGGCAAGGTCCACCGCTGGGATCTAAATGGCAAGGGGTTTGTTAGTCCAATTGCCTTTGTCGAGGCCGTCATGGCTTGGGAGAAACTAAAGGAGTCTGCAAAAGAAATTACTCCAGATGTCGGTGCACCAAGCGAGACAATGCCAAGCCTTGACGTAGAAAGTCTAGAGGCAAAGAAGAAGCCAGGCTCTAAGAAAAAGCTGGTAAATCCAGTTCCAGGCTTTACAAAGTAGCAGTAATGTCCTGGGTAAGACAAAAACTGCCCACAAACACTTGACAAACAACCATGTAAAGAGTAAAATATATCTATGAGTAGAATTCCAGATTTAGATAAGATTAATCCATGGGAGGATGGCCTTAGAACTGGGGCTGCCTCAATAATTGATGCTAGTGTTAGCATGCTAGAGCGAGAGCTTTATAAAAATAAAGGCGAAGATGTTGTATATGAGTATGCAATTAAGGCCGTAATCCAAAAAGTAAAGGACATGAAGATTGATTAAGCCACTAGAAGATAAGGTAGTCCTAGAGCTACCAAAGGCAGAAGAGAAGACCACACAGTTTGGACTTATTATCGCAGGCAGTGCAGAAGAGAAGCCCACAGAGGGAATCGTTGTAGCTGTCGGTCCAGGAGCAACCTTTGCAGATGGAACAAAGATGTCAATTGATCTAGTCCCTGGAGACAAGGTCATGTTCTCTAAATACCAGGGCAATGAAATTACTTATAAGGGCAATGACTATTTGGTTATTGCTTACCGTGATATCTTTGCCGTAGTAAATGACTAAGCACGTCTGGAAATCTGACTGGACTACCCTTTGGGGAATGCTAAAGTATCCTATTTCAGTATACAAACACTGGTTTTTAAATAGCTGGAATTACTTTACAAAACCTAAGATACGTGCTAAAATTAAAAACCTAAAGGATAGGTATGGAACAAGAGCGTAATAGAATTATCCAGATCCTTCAAAGGCTTGGACTTTTGTGTAAGTCTGAAGAAGAGGTTTGTAACATTTCAAAGCAAGGACATGGCTGTAATTGCGGTCAGGTATATAAAGAGATTTGGGAGCAGTAAATGAATAAACCAGTAGAAGGTCAGCTACGTGGCATAGGGCTTCGTCTAGACCCACAAGAGATACTAATCGCACCACACAGTAAAGGTGGTCTCTCGTGGGGCTATACGATTATTGATAAGACTCAGATACCATCAATGTTTATTGCTGGTGAGTGGCGAGATGTTGTTCCAGAAGGAGTTTGGAACCAGATGATCGCAAATTGGGAAGATATCGCAAAGTCTGCTAAAACTATTTTAGAAGAGAACCCTTCGTATCTAGAATACCCAGAGCTAAAAGCTTTGTATGAATCTGGAAACTAGGTTAGATCTAAAAGCAATTGAGCTAAAGACAATTGCAAAAATTATTAATGAATTAGATAACAAACTTAAGGAAATACAAAATGCACGAACATGAACATGAATCAATTATTTATGGAATTATTGAAGTAACCTTCGGACTAGAGCATATGGTATCAGAATTTTTCTGGAATGCTGTATTCGTTATCGTTGGGTACGCAATATCTAGAGCGATAGCCCTAAGAAAGATCCACAAATATATTGACGACAAGCACGGGGTAAAGCATGAGGACGGTTCCTACTAATGAGTCCAGAGTATATCAACATTAGCCGTGGCCTTTTGAATGACTTTAAAAACTATGCAGCACGTGATGAAAGACAGATGATTCGCCAGGCCTTGCAGACACAGCTTGCAAAGAACTCCACAAGGACCATGACCTTTACCGATGATGGATTACAGATGGCTTTAAGCATTATAGATAATCTGGATCCAACTGACTATAACGCAAAAGATCTATACCCTATAAATAATTAGAGTATTGGTTCGGGGTGTTAGCTCAGCTGGTTAGAGCAACGGACTCATAATCCGTCGGTCGTGGGTTCAAGTCCCACACACCCCACTCTGCGATATCCTAATGGGTTAAGGAACCACTCTTATAAGGTGGGATATCTGGGTTCAAGTCCCAGTCGCAGTACCAACCCTTCGTAGCTCAGTGGATAGAGCAAGAGCCTTCTAATCTCTTGGTCGCAGGTTCGATTCCTGCCGAGGGGACTTATAGATATGGTAGACTTAAACTATGGAACATGAAGACAAAATAAAAATAGTAAAAAACTTTTTATCTGAAGATGAGATGAAATTTTTTAGAGACTACGAGGATCATATCTTAGAGACAAAGCAAGATAAGCTTGTAGTCTTTAGTAATGGCAACCGCCCAGTTCTTCAGTTTGGCAGAGACCTTTGTGACGAGCACAACTCGCACCTGTCATTAGATATAGTTTCCGATATTGAGGATAAGATTAGGGATCTTTTTTCCAGGGTACAGAATAAAACCAAGAAGTTGTTCGAAGACTCTAAAGATATATACACATGTTCATTTTGGTTTGCCAAGCAATTGCCTGGAGCAAAAGTTCTTATTCATGAGGACACGGACAACGGGCTAAACCCTCACTTTAAATATAGTGCAGTTATATATCTAAACACTTTAGAAAGCAGCGGTAGCCTAGTCTTTCCAGATTTAGGGTATAGTTATATGCCAGAAGCTGGAGACATAATAATCTTTAAATCAATTAATGCTGGCAGACATCTTGTTGATACAATAGATGAAGATAGATACACACTAGCCATGTGGCTAACAGAAGATAAAAGTTTCGCAATATAGAAAGAATAATATGACAGAAGATAAACTAAAAGTTCTTGCATACGTGCATGGATATTTCCCTAACCACAACGCTGGTGCAGAAGCGATGCTTCATCAGATACTTATTGATCTTAGAGATAAGGGACATGAGGTTAAGGTTCTTACTGAGAATCCTGGTGCTGAAAGCTACGAGGGCATAGAAATCTCTGAAGCCCATTCTAAAAAAGAGATAGGACTACTTCAGTGGTCCAACATAATCATTACTCATTTAAATATGACAAGGTTTGCAGTACAGCATGGTAAGCGTTATAAGAAACCAGTTGTCCATATAGTTCACAATGACAAGCAGCTATCGTACAATAAGGTGTTTGACTCTGGGTCTGCTGGCCTGGCAGTTGCAAACTCTGACTGGATTCGAAAAACTGTTAAGCGTGGAATAGATTCTGTCGTAGTTTACCCACCAACCATTCCAGAAAGATACACTGTTAAGACTAATAAGAAATACATAACTCTAATCAATATGAATGAGGCCAAGGGGGGAAAGATGTTTTGGCAATTAGCTAGAATCTTTCCAGATAAAGAGTTTCTTGGAGTAAAGGGTGCGTATGGAAAGCAGGTAGAGTACGAAAAGTCTTTGCCAAACGTGACGATCCTTGAAAACACCCCAGAGATTCTGAGTATATATAAAAAGACTGGGATAGTTATAATGCCATCTTCATATGAAAGCTGGGGTCGTGTTGGAATGGAGGCTGCTTGCTCTGGTATACCAGTAATTGCTTCTCCAACTCCTGGACTTACAGAGTCCTTAGACTACGCAGGAATATTTGTTGAGCCTGATGATGTAGCAGGGTACGTAGAGGCAATAAGAATGCTTGATGATAAAGAAACCTATGACAAATACTCTGTCTTGCTAAAGCAAAGATCTAAAGAGGTTGCAGGTGCTTTTGCTGATCAGATGCTCCTTCTGGAGCAGAAGTTGCTTGGTCTAGCTCGTATTGACTAGCATCTGGGAAACGACTTTCTAGGACTGTCTTTAGTAATATAATAAAAGATTTGTCTTCACTAGATAGATAATTAGTCTTTAGCTCTTTAATGCTAGAAGATCTTCTTTTAAGTGGGCCATGGGCATAAAACTTTACATCGTCAACCTGTTCTCCCCCAACGCTGTATAGATTTCCATAGGCTGATCTCCAAAGAATTGAATCCTTTAGAACTCTTCTAAGAGACCTTCTATTCATCACCATAGGAATGTGTAGCTCATAGTCTAATGGAGCCTCTACGCCCATTTTAAGGAGTCCTAGATAGGTTTGCTGTAGCATAGTGGTATATCCAGATCTTGGGTTTAGGTCTTCATATGTATTTATCTTATCAATTAGCTGGCCACCATGCTGTGGCTCAATAGTTTCTACTGGATTAATGATAAAAAAGTCATCATTCATAAGTACAAAATCTTTAGATATCCTGTTTGTATCACACAATACAGCTAGGCTTTTACGCACATTCTGGTACTTGCTAGCGGTTTGAGGAACATGGATAAAGTCTCCAGCATACCAATCAGGCTTCCCACCGATGACCCAGATATTGTCGTGTGGTAAATTTTTCACGGCAGATCGAATGGAGTATCTTAACTCTTCGTTATCTCCAGGCCTACACAAATAAACTAAATCCATCTACTAAGTTTATCATAGTCAGGTTTTACAATCAATCGGGTTCGCAGCTATGATATACTAATTGTATGAATAACTGTCCTAGTTGTGAGCATGAGCTTGTTAATATTATTTATGGCATGCCAGGCCAAAAACTAATTGAAATGGCTAAAGCAGAGCACGTTGCTCTCGGTGGATGTACGGTTATGGAAAATCAGCCTAGCCTATACTGCTATGGCTGTCACGAAACCTATTAAGCTACTGTTTGGATAGGGCCAAGACTTCATAGTACTTTGCCATCAACTCTGACGTATCTAGCTGATCTATCAAAGACCTAATTTTTGCATAGTTCTCTGACTCCTTGCTACTTTTCATGTACTGCATTTCTTCGCTAGTATCTGGTATTATAAGGTCAAAGCTACCTGCTGGCTCGTCTATCATGTTTAGCACCAATGATGCAGCCTTGTCTGGATCTGATGTAAAGAGGTCATAATCAAGAATTAAATCAGCCTTCTTAATTATTGAATTCATCATGTCAATGTATACCTTAGACTGAAAAGAAAATTTTTGAGGGATAGACTCTTCTAGAGTTCTGACATCATCTTCATCATTTTTTTCAAATTTGTCTGCCTGTGCAAGTGCCGAACAGATTTGGTCGACTGGATTTCTTATCAGGCCAACGTAGATTCCATTTCTGATATAAACATCCCTATTGTGAGTTTTCTGAACCCTGCCCTTGCCAAGCTTTGACACTAAGATTGCTGTAAAAAATCTTGAAGCTACTCTTGGATAGCATACAAGGAAAACTTTTTTGCCTGTCATTATTCTTTCCAAGGATCTGCTGCAACTGGCTCATTGCTTTTTTTAATAAGTGGAACAACTTGGCGAATTTCTAGGGGTGTATCGTCAAACCAGTCAAGATTCTCTATCCTAGACTCAATGAGATGAATAATATCTTGTTCTCTATCACGCTCACCGTTGGCATAGCCATGCTCGTAGCCAAGATCATAGCCCCTTTGCATGAGTCGAACTCTCCACTTTAAGGCAGATGGCAGCTTAAATTTAATCATAAGTACTAGATTATCACAATATTGTCAGATTGTCAATTACTTAGTTGACCAAAGACTCCAAGATTAGCTCGGAGGCCATACCAATATGGCCATCCTGAACCTTGCCATCCACAAGGCCAATAAACGAAGGGCATATAGGCATTGGGTATTTTTTATTATAGAAGTCATAGATGCTGCTATCGCTAGATACATCTACCTGGATGTAATGAATGTCTGGATTATTTTTGATAACCTTGTCTATTATTGGCTGCATTTCTTCACAGACAGTGGATCCAGGTAGGGTAAAATGTATTAGCTC